TATATTCAAAGTATAAATTTAAAAAAATAAAAGTTATGGAAAATTTAAATGAACAAGAACAAATTAAAAACCCAAATCAACTTGATTTGTTTGCAGGTATTTTGTTAACACCTGAACAAGAAGAGCAGGTAGCTAATTATATATCACGTAATAGAATTCATACTGAAAATAAAGAAAGAGCTATTACTAAAATTGAAAATCTACTAATTGAAGCTGGGTTTAAAAAAGGAATAGATTTTGAAAATGATTTTAAACGGAAAATAGTAACAAAAACGGTAACATTAGGTTATAGCTATAACAATACTAATTTTGATCATGAAGTTACATTTGATGAATGTACAGGTGATATTAAATTAAAAGTACTTAGACATTCCAAGGGTGAACTCACAACATCAAATTCCTATGTTGAAATTGAAGATGATAAATTACGATGCAGTTCAATTACAGACCAATATCGCTTTTACAAACCTAAAACATTACTTGAAAAATTTCGTTATTACAATGAACAACAAAAAGGAAATTGTGAAAGTTTTAATAAACGAAAAAATCTAAAACAATCTGTAATTGACAAATACACAAAATTGTATCCAAACGCTACAGTTGAAGTTAAAGCTGAATATAGTAAATATGGTGGCCATTATGAAGTAATTGAAGTTAAATTCCCATCAGGTAGTTTTGTTCAATTCAGATTAAGTGATTATAGAAATGAAGAGTTTGTACATAAAAAGTTTGATGCTGAAGTAGATAAAATGGATGCAATTGACGTTTTAAATAAATTTTCAAAACAGGAAGCCCTTAAGTAAAAGGGCTTTCGTATATTTCAAGTAATTAAAAAATAAAGGTTATGATACGACTAAAAACAAGTATAAGCAATTCAAGATGGTTTGATAACCAAATGCAAGTAGCAGAGTGGTTAGGAATTAAAAATAGCAGTAAAAAAGCTATTGAAGCGAGATGTAGAAAATTAAACTTTGAAATTGAATTTTAATAATGAGTAGTTATTCACCTTGGGATGATCCACAACTATCAGATGGTGATTTTCCACAACCAAAACAAAACATGAAACTAAAAAAAGGAGACATATTAGAATTTGACCCAGACAGAAGTATCTATTCTGCGCAAAAAGGAGCAAAAGCAATATTCCAACAATACACTAAAAGCCGTGATGGAGATGATTACGTTTCAGTAAAGTGGATTCGAGATGAATTATCTGGATCACAACAAGATGGTGAATATTTTGAATGTATGTTTATTAAAGCAGAGGAAATATCTTCTCAAAAAGAAGATCGTATATTTAAAGAAAATAAAAAGAGTATGGAATTTAATTTTGAAAACGGTAAAAAGCTATTAATAGAGTATTTCAATTATGAAATTGAAAGAGCAGAACAATATTCACTTGAATATATTCGAGGATTAGATGATATGGATGATATTGAAAGTGAAGTAGAATCGTTTCGTTACGCCAAAAGAGAACATGATGAAAGAGTAAGAAACATTGAACTCTCTAACACATTATCACAAGTATTTAAAGCGTTAATTGATTCTTGTTTAGAGGATGATGATGATACAATTATGTCGTTTTTCATTCAAGAAAGAACTGAAGGAATAAAAGATTAAAAATATCTTTCGTATATTTAAAATAAAAAAAGTTATGAATGAACAATTAATTAACAAATTAAAAGAAATAACAGGTGTATCATTTGTATCTGTTGTTTATGTTAATCAACAAAATGAAAAACACCAGACATTATTTAATGTTGGAGTTGATTATCAAAAAGCAAAACAGAAAGATATTGAATTTCTAAAACAATTAGATGTTACTACAATGAGTAGTAATTTAGATGATGAATTATTAGAAACAGCTAGGATTGCTTTATTAGATAGCTTTATTAAACCATCTAAAACTCGTTCAGAAGGAATATCTAATGCTTATACTCATTTAGGTCATGGTTTAAAAATTCATAATGAAACTCAAACAGTATATGTTTATGGGATGAAAGTATCTAAACGAGTAATTGAAGAAGGTGATGTACAAGAAGATACTAGAAGTGAATTGACCAAAGCTAAAGATGCTATTAGATCATTACTCAAATCCACTCAATATAGACAATTCAAAATTGAGAACTCACTACAATACAAATTATCAGGTGATACAATTATATTTGAATAATGGATGAAGAAGATAGAATGGAAGTGGTTTTAACAGCTAAAACACTAAACGAATTAAAAATCAAAATAAAAAGATACTACAATACATACAATAAAGAATGGTATGATACAATTGTTAAAAACACTTATGAGGAAGAAGGAATATTTAAAGCTTTAATTAATAGGATAAAATAAAATAAAAATTGATTAGTATATTTAAGTAAATTAAAAATAAAGGTTATGAGCGAAAAAGAATTATTAGAAATGTATATTAATGATGTTGAATTACTAAGGAAAAACCTAAATGAAGGACATATTGATGTATACCAGTTTTATGCTGAAATAATTAGTTTAAATGAGTTTTTTAAGGATCAATTAAAATAAAAATTATGAGTAAATTTAATCAATTATGTGTTTGGCCAGGAACAGTAATGGGTGAAAATACACCACAAGACTTAATAGATTTCTTTCAAGAAAATTTTAATGCTAGGATTCAATTTGAACAGGAAGTGATTACTAACCCTGATTTAGATGAAGATGGTAATGAAGTAAAAGATACAGGTGGTAGACATGATTTGTTATTTTATATTCATGATGATGATGTAGCTTCATTTGCTGTACCTAGATTAATGGTAGGTATTCGTTGGTGGGAAGATGTTGTTAGTTACAATGATAATTCTCATTTATATTCAACAGAAATACTTGAAAAATATCCTGTTAATTGGTAATTAAGGGATAATTTTTATAAAAATAAATTTAGTATATTTAAGTATTAATTTAAAAAAATAAAGGTTATGAAAAAATTAGAAAAAGATCAAGTAGGGAAAACAACATGGGGATCTAGTTTAAAAGGTTATATTAAAACTACATATCCAAGACTAGTTAAAGCATTTGGAGAACCAACATACCCAGAAGCATCAGGAGATGATAAAGTACAAAAAGAATGGGTTATTGAATACAAAGGAAATGTATTCACAATCTATGATTGGAAAACATTTGACCCAGAATACACCATGAATGAGTTAGATGAATTTCATGTTGGAGGAAAAACTTACGCAGGAGATTTTATTGAGGATTTAGAACGATTAGTTTAATTAAAGGAATAAAGTTTTAAAAATCAAGTTAGTATATTTAAAGTATAAATTTAAAAAAAATAAAAGTTATGGCAACAAGAAGTAGAATCGCACTTGAAACTGAGTCAGGTATAGTAAAATCAATTTACTGTCATTTTGATGGTTATGTTAGTGGTGTAGGTAAAACATTATACAACCACTATGATAGGGAAAAATTAGAAAAACTAATTGAATTAGGTGATATATCATCATTAGGTGAATCAACTGAAAATACAGTGGCGTACTGTAGAGATAGGGGGGAAGATTTTCATTCAACAGATTATTTAAACATTGAAGGTTTATTTGGAAATTGTTTTCGAAGTGGAGAGGAATATACTTATTATTTAAATAAAGATGGTGTGTGGATGTTATATACTCTTCAAAATGTAGTTAAAGTTTTAAAAGATGAATTAGAGGAATAAAGTTTTAAAAATAGATTTAGTATATTTAAGTATTAATTTAAAAAAATAAAAGTTATGAAAAAAGCAGAATTAGTAGCGCAGCTAGAAGCAGCAAAAGCATTATCATCACAAGTTGATATTAGTAAAATGATTGAACTTATTAATTCATTAGATGATGTTACAACAGTAACAACATTAAGTGAGGAATTAATTGATGAATTATCAAATGAAATTGAACGTCGTTTAGATAATAATAGTTATGATGATTTAGTTGATAAGGACAGTGCTGAATTTTCAATTGGCTATAATAATACAATTGAATTAGATAGTATTGGAGTTAATGTATATGAAATTATGAGTCATATCAATGCAGTATTGAGCCAATTTGAAATTGAAGAAAAGGATGATAAAGATGATATTGTTGAGCTAGAGCAAGGCGAAGAAACAGCTGAGCAATAAATAAAAAAATAATAAAAAGGAAGGCTCTTATTAAAGAGCCTTTCGTATATTTAAAGCATAATTTTAAAAAATAATAAGTTATGAAAAGTATTTGTTCTGCAGACCATATTATTGGTTACAATGAAAGCGCAACAGCTAAAAGTGAAAGAAATGATTGTGTAGTTAGAGCAGTCGCTTCCACATTTAATTTAAAATACGACACAGCTCATAAATTTGTAGCTGATGAATTTGGCAGACAACCACGTAAAGGTACATTTGGGACTGCTATTAAATTATCAAATAGAGATAACATATTAGGAATTAAATACAAACTTATCCCAAAATTAAATCTACTCTATCCAGGTTCAGATATACACCAAAAGAAAGGTAAAGAACCAGTTAATATCCCATTACGTTTATTTCTAGAACGATTCCCTAAAGGTAAGTATTTTGTTTTAGTTAAACGACATGCATTTTCAGTTATTGATGGGGTTGTAATAGGAAATAAAAATGATGGTGACCGATTAAAAGCAAAGATATTGTTTGCACTTAAAGTAGAGGAATAAGTTTATTAAAATTAAAATCGTATATTTAAAATAAAAAAAGATGAAAATAAAATTTATTAAAGACTGTTCAATAGCTGTTTATGTTGATGGTAGTGACATAATGCCCCCGGAAATAGAAGAAATAAATAAAGGTGATTTATATGAAGTACAATATGTAATACCTACATTTAAAGATATAGCCGAAGTACAATTTGGTAATGGTGATATAAGTTTCATTGATTTTGATTTATTTGAAGTAATAGAGGAATAAATTTAATAAAATGAACTTAGTATATTTAAATAAATTAAAAAGATAAAATATGAGTAAATATAGAGAATTGATAATGAACCCACCAAAATTAACTATTAAAGAAGGGGCTAGAGAAGTAATATTTAAAACAATATCATGTATGTGTGATAATGTTCATTATTTAAGATTTAAGAAAAATGAAGAGGGTGATTTTAAATTAGATGGAATGGGATTCGCAATATCAAATTGGCAAATGAAACACCCAAAACATGAAATTGAATGGGAAGCAGATGAAAATATGTGGAGTGGAGTTATAGCGATGATTAACTCAGGAACAGCAAAAGTTGAATCAGTAACAAGTAGATAAGGATAAAAATTATTAAAAATTAATTAGTATATTTAAAGTATAAATTTAAAAAGATAAAGGTTATGAAAATTACAAGCAAAACATTAATGGTAAACTTCGAAACAGAAGTAAAAGTAGGAAACAACGATGCAATTGAGTTAACATTAGTACATCAAGCATTTATAACTGGGAATAGTATTGATATTGATTTAAGTTCGGATGTTATAAATGTTAAATTTTTAGGAATTGAGATTGATAATGGATATGATGAATATAGAAAATTTGTAAAACACTTATCAGAATTAGGAATTGATTTAGATCAATTAATTATGGAAAAAGAACAAGAATTAATAGATTCAGGAATAGAAGATAAATTGAAATTGATGTTTAAAGATAAATTTTAAAAGGATGCCCTCTATTAAGAGGGCTTTTGTATATTTAAGTATTAATTTAAAAAGATAAAGGTTATGAATTACACAGCGAAACAAATCGATAAAATGTCAATTGAAGAAATTGAAGAACTAGCTTACACATTAACAACTGAAGAATTAAATAAATGGTCTGGAAATGGTTATAGTGGAACTAGTTATGTTGAGATAATTAAAAATAGAAAATGTAAAGGAAAATAAATTTTAAAATAACATTAGTATATTTAAAGTATAAAAATAAAAGTTATGGGAACATTTAGATTCGAAACAGAAGTGGAACAAACCGTTGTAGTAGAGTATTTCATTGAAGCAGATACATTAGAGGAAGCACTTGAACAATTACAAACTGGAGAACATAGAGACGAAGGTATTATATTGAGAGAAAATATCAATTGGGAAACAGAAATAATCACCAAAGAAGAAGAATGGTGAGGAATAAATTGATAGAGAGATAGATAGTATATTCAGTGTATAATAAAAAAAGAAAATTATGAAAGACATACATTTCACAGATGAACAAGGTAATGAATACTTTGTTATGGTTAGAGAGGAAAAAGTAATAGTATTCAAAAATAAAACCCAAATAGAAGATGTAAGGTTTTATGTAGATGAATTAACTGAGGGAATAGAAAATATAAAATAATATTAGTATATTTAAGTAAATTAAAGAAAAAGATTATGTATAGTTTAAAATGTAGTTATTACAAAGCAGAATTCAAATCAATTGGTGACTTGATATCACATGTTATGATAAGTGGAATGGATCCAAATTATGAAATAACTAAAGATGGAAAACCAACAGGGGAAATGATGATTGATTTAATACAAATGTAAAATGAAAAATAACGAAGATATAACAAAGGAAGAAATCATCAAAATCATAGTTAGATATGAAAAGGAATTACATGATGATTATGTTGAAATGATGAATGAATATGGTTCAACTGATAAAGGTACAAAAAGATGTTGTACACAATGGTTGGTGATGGATGAGTTATTATCTCGATTAGAAATGAAAGATGAAGATTGACATATGTGGACTGAAATGAAAACGGTGGACTAAGAAAATTGATAGAAAATTGACATAAAATGAAAATTGTTAATAGTATGTGGAAAATGAAAATTGATAAGGGTGGTATGAAAAAAATTGGTATCTAACCCATTCATGTTTCGCCCCAAACACTCTTAAAACATTCCAAAAATATATACAAAACACAACAAAACCACATATGTATAATAAAAAAATGAACAACGGAGGCGGATGTGGCTGTGGAAGGCCAAAAAAATAATTAACAGGAAATTTTAATTGTCAAAAGAAAATCATCACCAGGATAAATGGTAATGAAATTTTCTTAGTATATTTAAAATAAAAAATGAAAACAATTGAAGTAACAATTCAGGAAATTAAAATGGCGACAAGGCCAAATGTGTATAAAAATAAAAAGAAATACACAAGAAAAGAAAAATACAAGGGGAAAATTTTCAATGAAAACTGATTAGTATATTTAAAGAAAATTAAAAATAAAGGTTATGAATAAAATTAGTTATTTAGAATTTCTTTGGTTACAGGAGAGAACCAGTCAAATCATTTATTACCATCAAGGTTACCTATTCAAATTTGAATTGGTAGGTATGGATTGTATAATTAGAAATAATTAACAGGATAAAAATTGTTAAAATAAAAATTGTATATTTAAAATAAAAAAGTTATGAATTTAAAGGAAGAAAAACAACTTGTATTTCAGGAATTAATTAATATAATGAATGAAGGATTATCATCAGAAGATCTAACATCTGAAGTATTAAAGGAATTAAGAGATAAAATAGATGAGATGATTAAAAATGATTTTTAAAGGATGAAAATTGTTAGAGTATAAATAGTATATTTAAAGTATAATTAAAAATTAAAAGTTATGACAGTAAAAGAATTAATCGAGGAATTACAAAAAGTAGAAAATCAAGACATTGAAATAGTAATTAGAGGAACCGGACCAGATGATTGGGTATACTTGAATGATATTGAATACACAGAACAAATTTATTGTGTAATGATTGAAGGTGAAGGATTAATTGAAGTAGATGAGGATGAAGATGATGATGATCAAACCAAAGTATTTGTTATTGATGGGGGAATGTTTTAATTAAAAAATTATTAATATATTTAGTGTATAATTAAAAATTAAAAGTTATGAAAAAAGAAGAAATTATTGAAGTAAAAAAATTAGGAAGACCAGTTAATCCTGAAAGTGTAAGACAAAATAGGATTAAAGAATTAGAAGAAAGAAGATTGAAGGGGGAAGTTAAAAAAGGAAGACCTATTAAAGAAGATAGTGTTAGACAAATGAGATTAAAAGAGTTAGAAGAGAAAAGAAATAATGGAGAGTTAAAGAAAGGAAGACCAATTAATGGAGAAAGTAAAAGACAAATTAGGATGAGAGAGATAGAAGAAAGAAAATTAAATGGAACTTTTAAATTAGGGAGACCAAAGATGAAAATTGATGGAAATGAAATAGCGGGATAAAGATAAATTAAGGGTGAAAGAGTGGTAGTTTAGGAATAAATTATCACTCTTTTTTTTTGTATATTTAGTGTATAATTAAAAAAAGAAAAATATGAAAAATTTTAGAGAAGAACAACTTAACTCAACTACAGAATATTGTATAAATCAATATTGGGAAAAAGATATGATTATAGATGATATTATTATTACTTTATATTATTGGAGAAGAAAAGAAGGATGTAAAGGGTTTAATGGAAAAGAAGGGATTAGTAAGGTTGTAGGGGTTAAGGGTAATAAAAGAAAATGGGTTAGGAGTATATGGTGTTTAAATTTAGGGGAGAAATATTGTGTAGATTTAATAAGGAATAAATTTAATTAAAATTGATTAGTATATTTAAAGTATAATTAAAAAAAGAAAAAATGAAAAGATTAGATTTAGTTAAAGAATGTATTGAAGGAATTAAAGAAGAAATTAATGAATTAATTAAAGAGAATGGTAGTGAGATGTATGAGGGAGTATTTGATGTAATTAATGAATTAGAAAATGATAATGATTATTGGATTAAATGTATTAATGAATTAGAGGAAAATTATAATGATGAAGATGATGATAGTTTTATTAATATGATATTAGGAGATAGTATTGATAGAGAATTAATGTATAGATTTGGAAAAAGATTTGGAGAGAATTTAATTAAATTAGGTTATGAGTATGATGAAGATGATGAAAGTTGGAATTTAAAAGATAAAAATAATGGAGAGGATTTGACTTGTTATGGTGTGGTTTGGGATTATTGGTATGATTTAGATACGGATGTAAGAGAGAGTGTTGGTGAAATATTTGAAGAGAAGATAAAAGAAATTTAATAATATTTAATATATTTAAATTATAATTAAAAAAAATATTATGGAAGAAAAAAATGTAAAAGAAAAATTAGAGGAATTAGAGGTGATATTTAATGGTTGTGGAAATGGTTTAAAATTATGTTATATGGGATTGTGGGGTGGTAAAGAAAGTTTTAGGATTTATAGAGATTGTGAGATTGGAAGTAGAGTGAATTGGGTAAAGTGTAAAAATATATTAAGTAAAAATAATATTGAGTTTATTGAAGGACATAGTGGTTGGGGGATGAGGATGAGTAGAAATATTAATATGTATTTTAATATAAATGAGGAATAAATTTAATTAAAATTGATTAGTATATTTAAAGTATAATTAAAAAATAAAAGTTATGAAGTATTTAGTTGTAGTTATTTTTGAAGGTTTAGATGATGAATTAGGAAATATGAATTGTATTTCTTGTTCTAATGAAGATGAATTTGATAAAAAATTCTTAGAATTATATGAAAGTGAAGAAGATTTAATGAAGATTAAAACAGATTCAGAGTATAATTATTTTACATTTTATGAATGTAGGAATGAAAAACAAATGAATGGTATAGTTTTAATAAGTGATAGTTGGGAAGATGATGAAGAAGATACTAATTATTTAGAAAATATAGTATCAAAGGCTGTTACATTTGATAAATTAGTGTTTTAAAAATAAGTCGTCTAAGGACGACTTTTTCATTTTTTTATTTAGTATATTTAAAGTATAAATTAAAAAAATAAATGTTATGAAAAAAGTTAGTATTAAAGAATTAGGACCAAATTATTCTATTTTTGGTAATAAAGGAAATGTTTGGTCAGGGACAGCACACGCTTATAAGTCAGGTGTAGGTAATATTTGTGGTACGCCCGCTTTAAGTACTAATCACGCCCGTAATGAAGGTATAGAAGAAGTGGGTTGTGTTGAGTGTTTGAAAGTTTTAGAGGAACAAAAACAGTTAAAGTAATTTAGTATATTTAAAGTATAAATTAAAAAAATAAAGGTTATGAAATTAGAACAAATGATTAAATCGATTAACGGAACAAAATTCCAAAATGACTTAGGTGAAACTATTAATGTGAATGGAGGAGCGATGCCGGTTGGGTATTGGAATTTGATTATATCAATTCGTGATTGTAAGTTATATAGTAAAGGAATTAAACCACATCGTAACTGGAAGATAAGTGATGTGAAATGGTATTTTGGAGTGAAAGGAGATGCGGTTAAAATTTCAGAAACATTGGAACAATATAAACAACTGTTAACACAGGAATGATATGGTTTAGGGTTGTACCGGAAAACAACCCATTTCTTTTTTTTAATTATACGCGTTGGAGGCTCACGTAAGTGGGCTTTCAATGTGGGATATAAAAGTGTGACTCTGATTTAGTATATTTAATGTATAATTAAAAAATATAAAAATATGGAGAGCTTAAAAAATTATGTTGATTTAAATTTTAACGAATTTAATAATCTAGGGTGTAGTGAAGTGATTGAGTGTACATTAGATGAGTTTGATGATATGGAGATTAAATATTTAAAATTAAATTATAGATTTGATTATAAAGGGGTTTGTATTTATTATGTTAGTGAAAAGGATGAGGTGTGGATTGAAAATATGGAGGCGTAATTTTAATGAAATTGATTTAATATATTTAATGTATAATTAAAAAATAAAAATATGATAATAGGTAAAATTATTTATTTAAGTTTATTATTAAACGTAATATTAATTATGAAATTAATTAGTAAATCAAGGAATAAAAATAATAAGTAATAATTAATATATTTAATGTATAATTAAAAAAAGAAAAAGATGGAAAATTTAATTAATGTACAAGAACTAAATGATGAACGTTATGAAACAATTGATAAACTTATTAATGAAAATGAAGTAAAAGACTTTTTTAAATCTATTGAAATTATTCAAAAAAGATTAAATGAATGTAATATTGAAGCAAAAGAACAATATGAATATTTATTAACTTTAATGATAAATAATTGTTAAAGGAATAAAAATAATAAGTAATAATTAGTATATTTAGTTATAATTAAAAAAAGAAAAATATGAATAATAGTTTTGTGTATAGAGGCATGTTAATTAAATTTGATAATTTAATTGGGTGGTTCTTTTATGATTTTAGAGGTAATAGGTTTGATTTTTATGATAAAGATATTTGTAAAAAGTTTATTGATTGTTATTATTAAGGAATAAATTAATTAAGTAATAGTTAGTATATTTAGTGTATAATTAAAAAATAAAAAGATGAAAAGTAAAGTTTTAAATTTAGTAAAAGGTAATGTTGAAATTATTTTATTAATAGGTGGGTTAATTGGGTTTATTAGTTTAATAATTTATAATGTATTTGTTAATGGAATAAATAGTTCAATTTAAAGTTAGTATATTTAGTGTATAATTAAAAAAATAAAAGTTATGAACAGAAATGAATTAGTTAAAAAAGCGTTAGAATCAGGAATTACTAAAGCGAATACTATGAAGAGTGTAGTATTAGAAGAAATGTTAAAAGGGATGGAAGTGAAAGAGACAGGTAAAAGAGGACGCCCAGTAAATGAAAATAGTGTAAGACAACAAAGGTTAAAAGAGTTAGAAATTAAAAGAATGAATGGTGAGTTAAAACGAGGACGACCAGTTAATAATGAGAGTAATAGACAGAAGAGGTTAGTAGAATTAGAAATGAAGAGAGTGAATGGTGAGTTAAGAAAAGGACGCCCAATAAATGAGAATAGTGTTAGACAAATGAGGTTGAAAGAAATAGAAGAGAGAAAGTTAAATGGAACATTTAAATTAGGACGACCAAAAGTAATTAAGACAGAAGAATAGGGTTAATAAATAAGTAATAAGTAGAGTGGTAATTTAGGAATAAGTTACCACTTTTTTACTTCGTATATTTAGTTATAATTAAAAAGATAATATGAAAAAATTAGGATTTGAAAACGCAAAACAAGTAGTAATTAGTATCTTAGTTATAGGTGGTATGATTAGTTTTGTTGTATATGGGATAATAACAAATATAATTTAATTCGTATATTTAGTTATAATTAAAAAAAAGTAATATGAAAGTAGAAAAAATTAAAGATGTAAATATAGTTGATCAGTTTGATGCTGTATTTGAAATGATTAAAGCGTTAGGTTATAATAGTGAACAAATAACATTATTAGATGTAGCTAAAGTAAAATATGATATTGAGCAATCAATTAATGACTTGACAGCATGGCAAGCAACATGTGAGCAGCATTTCAATGATTAAGTTTAATTAGTTAAATTAGAGCCCGAGTGATCGGGCTTTCGGTGTCGATGAGAGTAATAGAATTTCTGCAGTAGAATGAAGACCGTATTATTAATTTTGATGGTAATTTAGATGACGGTAATCTTACCATCATGGGAGACGACGGTTTGGAATTTTATTATTTTAAAGATGGAGTTATCACAGGATCAAAAAAGCAAAAATGTTAGGATTAAGTCATATGGTATACGGTACATATATAGTACGGGAATAGTATCACCTAGGTACCACGTACGTTGATATCAATATACGCGGGATAGTAGGATAAAGGGACTTAGAGTAAAAGCCAGCTTCAAAAATACCCTTTCCAATCGACCCAATATATAACTATATATTTCTATTTTACACATTCTTACAAACAACCATAAAATCCAAAATCTTCTTTTTTAAAAAATTTTTGGCATCGATAAAATATATATGTATATTTAAAATATTATGAAATTCAGACTACCAAGAAAAACAAAAAAGAAAATAAGAAAAGGATTTTACTTTTATCCCAAAGATGAAAGGGATTTTTATCTAGTAGCTTTTCCTAGACAAAACCAAGAAGACTATAACGCGTTTAAAAAAGGCATTTTAACAAATATGCTAGATGAAATCAAACAAAAACATAACTCAATTAAAAGTAGGGGATAGAGTTAAAACTCTATTTTCAGGTATGGCAACCGTAATTCAAGTTGGATGTTACGGTGGTAAAATGGTCAAATTAAAATGTGATAACCCAAAGTGGTGTTGCCCATACTTTTATGAACATGAATTAGATTTAACTTTTAAATCAGAATAAGATGAAACAAACAGCAATAGAGTGGCTGATTGAACAATGGCCAATACTTGAATCTCAAATCCCAGAAAGAATACTAAATGAAGCCAAAGAAATGGAGAAGCAACAAATAATGAATGCGGTGTATGACTCTATGGGAACAAATTTTGACCCTAACATGGGCAGAGCAGAATTGTATTACAATACAACCTTTAAATCAGAATAAGATGAGCCAAAGTAAAAACATATCAAACGGAATAGGAATAGGAACAGTATTATTCCTAATATTTTTAGTTTTAAAACTAACCAACACTATTAATTGGAGTTGGTGGTGGGTAACATCTCCTATTTGGATCCCTATAGCTCTTTTTATTTTACTATCAGGTATAATGGTCCTAATAGAATATAACAGGTTAAGAAAATAAAAGAAAACTTGGTTACTTTAAAAAAAGTTTGTTGATTGCTAATATTTATCAACAAAAATCAAAACTATGAGTGACACAAGACAAGAAATGGATCAAGTAATTAATGAATTACAAAAGAAAGGAATTGACCCTTCAATGACAAAAGAAGAACTTGAAAGAAGGGGATTAGGTGACGTAGTTGAAGGTATGCTAAATAAATTTGGTATTACCCAAGAACGTTATAAAGAGTGGTTTAACTTACAAGAATGTAATTGTACCGCACGTAAAAAGTGGCTCAATAATTTCTTTAGTTGGAATGTTAAAAAATGATTAAGAACATTTTAATGATTCCTATTCATTTAACAATAGGTTATATTGCAATTATTATTTGTGGTTGTGTTTCTTTTTATGAAATATTTACTCTTAAATAATGGCAGTATATACGTACACTCAATTATATGGTAGCGGTACATTAAGCCAAAATTTAACAGCCGCTACCACTTATCAATTTAGATTCTCAAACCCAAGCGGTTCATCTTATTTTGTTATGGAAACTGTTCGTGATACGAATGGTTTCTATACATCTGCTTCTCCAAATAATATTAATGGGGCTTTCATAGTTTCTTCCTCTATGAATTTTTCAACTTCATCTTATATAGCAGGCTTTGAAGTCCCTAGTGGTGTATCTGCTTTTAGATTTACCCCAACTAATAACGTTACCGGAACTACTCTTTATTTAAGAGGAACCGGGATGTTTGATTTAACTATAACTCCTTAAATTCTTTATTTGGCCTTTAAATTTAAATTTAGTATATTCAGAGTAAATTTAAAAATTAAGGTTATGTTAAGTCAAGTAAAAAACAAAGAAATTAAAATCTTAGCTATTATTGGATTATTTGTAGCATTCAGTTTTACTGGGTTGTTTGGACTAGCTTTTATGGCTGGTTGTCTTGTTGGGGAAATTTTAATGGAAATTTTATAAAAATTAATTAAATTTAAATCATGAAAGAAAACGAAAAATACCAACCAAGTAGAAAAATTAGAACGGCGGATGGAACGATTATGTATATGTTTGATAATAAATTGCATAATTGGGATGGACCGGCGTTAATCCCCCAAGGAAATACTAGAAAACGCGAGTATTATCTTAATGGGATTAAAAAAACTGAAGCTCAATGGAAAGAAGCTTTAAAGAATAGAGAAGGTTTACCTTGGTATAAAGGGGCAAATGCTAAAGCTCGATTTTAATATTTATAATAAATGACGCGTATAAAGCGTATATAAGTATAGATTGATGAATTTAACAGGTGTGTTTGCTTTATTTGGGTTCCCTGAAGATAAAAATGATAAATGGGAACAACAAAAAAAAGATTTAGAGGATTTTCAAAAAACTGCTTATTTTAAAATCGGTATGTTTAAAAAACTGATTAGGAATGGGACTTTATTTAAAAGTCAAGTAGTAAAATTTTTAAGTAGTTCTGATGCTGCTCTTGATATTAAAGGTATAGATGAAGCTGGAGAATATATGATGTTTACAAGGGCTTATTTCTGGATTGAAAAATGTAAATTTAGAAGTAAAGAATGGAAAGAAGCCTTTTATAATCATTCAGATGAAGAGTTTATTAAAATTTTAAAATGGGCAATAAAATATTTTCAAGATTGTGAAGAATATGAAAAATGTGCTCATTTAAAAAAGATACAAGATATTGTAGAAAAAAATTTAAAAGTTTTAGAACTTAAAAAATAATTTGGCTCCCCAAAAAAAATTTATTATCTTCAATAATTGTTATTATTTTATATAAAAAATTAAATATAAAAATTTAATAATAAATAATATAATATAATAAATATAAAAAATAATATAAGATAATATTAATATTAAAAACCAAAAATCCTAGATGAAAAATAAAGAATTAGCTTTAAGACGATTAGAATCTTTAGAGGGTAAAATGAAAAGAATGAGAAATTCTTTAAATGAACGAGATGTAGAAACGGCTCGTCAAATTTTACAAGAATTACTAGAAATAAGAGAAGATCTTCAAGCTATTATTGAACGAGAAAATTAATCTAAATAAATAAGTTATGAAATTAACAGCTGAACAAATCCAAGATAATTGGGATGAATTAATAGGATACATTAATGATTATATTTCTGAACCTCGTAAAGAAAAATTAATTGAATTTTATGAGCAATATGCTGATCGTTTAATGCTAATGCCTGCTTCACATAAAAAAGAATATCACAATGCATTCCCAGGTGGTTATGTTGAACATGTTTTACGTGTTATTCGATGTGCTATAAAACAAGCTAATTTATGGAAAGGTGAAGGATGTGATATGTCTACTTTTACTATTGAAGAACTTGTATTTTCAGCTCTAAATCATGACTTAGGTAAAATGGGAGATGAAAATGAAGAATCATATATCCCCCAAACTGATCAATGGAGAAAAGATAAATTAGGAGAAGATTATATGTTTAATGAAAAAGTACCATTCTCTTCAGTTCCTGATAGGGCATTATATTTATTACAGTCACACGGGATTTTTTATACTTTTAATGAAATGTTAGCTATTCAAACACATGATGGCTTATATGATGAAGGAAATAAAAAATATCTTGTTTCATTTATTCCAGGACAAAAACCAAGAACTAGTTTGCCTTATATATTACATCAAGTTGATTTAATGGCATCACGTATTGAATTTGAACGTGAATGGTTACCTAAATTAAGAGGGGAAAAAAAGTCCTTGGAGAATGGGAAAGAAAATTTTACATTGGGAACTAAACCCAACACATCTAAAAAATTATCAACTAAAACTAAAGCTTTAGGCTCGTTTAAAAGTGATGGTTTAAAAAATATGTTAGATAACTTATGATAGCTTTAATAATTATTTGCTGTGTTTTAGCAGTTTTAGTCGTGATTTTAGGATTCACGACTTTTAACTTACTAAAGAAAAATGAGAAACAAGAAGATATTTTAGCAGGGTATTTAATATACCTTGACCGAATATCTCGTACAATTGAAATCTCAGATAAAAAATTAAAAGAACTTGATCGAGGTGGTGTATTCCAAGCTGATGATGAAGTTGGGGTTATATTTAAATCTATTCTCCAAATTCAAGATATCTTAAATGAATTCAACCTTAGAAAATTCGATTAAAAAAGTTAAAAAGGGTCCTAGTAAAAATTATTTCACTCAAGAAACTGAAAATGCTATTGTGTTATATAATAGCATTACTAATCCTGTATTAAAAAGCAAAATATATGAAGATAAAATTCATTATGCTTTTTTTAAATTAACTCAAAATATAATCCATACATTTAAATTCTACCATACTGAAGTAGAAAATTTAGAACATTTACAACACGAGATAATCGTATTTTTACTTTCTAAAATCCACTTATTTAACCCAGATAATGGGGCTAAAGCTTATTCTTATTTTGGTACTATAGTAAAACGTTGGTGTATTTTATATAATGAAAAAAATTATAAAAATAAAACAAGTAAAACATCTGTAGATGAATTAGCTAAAGATGATACATACTCATATACTTTAGAATCTTCTGAATTAGATGATAAGTTATCTTTTTTTATGAATCAATATGTTGATTTTGTAAGTATTAATATTTATATTATTTTTCCTAAAAGTAATGATGCTAAAATAGCAGATGCTATATTAGAACTTTTTAGAAAACGAGACAATATAGATGTATTTAATAAAAAAGCTCTTTATATCTATATCCATGAAATGATCCCAGATGTTAAAACTCCTAAAATTACTAAAATAGCTGGAGTATTATATAATGTGTTTAAAAAGAATTATTTATTTTACCTTGAACAAGGATATATAGAATTTCAATTTTAACAGATATCTATATTTATAAATAAAAATAATTATGAGTAATTTAGAATCTAATGTATTTGGCAAGAAAAAATTCTCAGATCTTCTTAAAGAAATTTACGATAACCAAAAGAAAAAAGAACAACAAATCACAGCTTTAATAGGTGAATTAAAACCGCTTATTAACGATATTGGTGATGCTACTTTAATAGTCCCCTTAATTAAAGAATATATGGAATTAGGGATTAAAAATGATGAACAATTGATTAAAATGGCTACTATCATACAACGTGCTTTAGCCTCAGGAAAATCTGAAGAAGAAGCATTTGGAATGACAGAAGAAGAAAAAACACAATTATTATCTGAAGTTAAAAAATTTAATCCTAAAAATTAATGGGAGCTAACCAATATGGAAGATTTGGTTTTCCTTCAATGGTTAACAATGCTTTAGGTAATAAATCTTCAAGCAATAATAATAAATCTGGAAATAGTGCTTTTATAGTAAGAGTAACTAAAGTTTATTTAACCCCTATATCTGGAGACCCAGGAACTGAAAATTTTACTACTATAGGATCTATTGAAGGAGAAAGAATTAGCAGCCAAGGAATTTTAACAGGACAAATCATTACTAATATACGCCCATTAGATCCTTATAAAAAAATTATTCCTTTAATTAATGAATTCGTTCTAATCCAATACGTTATAGCCCCTAATGCTATGTCAGGACAATTTGTTTATACTTCCCCTATTTCATTATATGGAATATCAGCTATAAATGTTAACCCTTCACCTTCACCTTATATAAATCCTAAACCTGACTCACAAAATGTAAATTATTTTCAATCATTTACTGGGGCTACTAATATAGTATCAAATGAAAATGTTGAATTAAATTATAATTCTAATAATCAATTAGATTCTACATTTAAAGAACGCAGCAATATTCATCCATTATTACCTTTTGAAGGAGATATAATTTATGAAAGTAGATGGGGGAGTAGTCTTAGATTTGGAAGTACAACTAAACCTAAAAACCCATGGTCAAAATCAGGAACAAATGGAGATCCTATTACTATTATTAGAAATGGGCAAGATCCTAAATCAAGTGATTTTGGGGCTGAACCTATAATTGAAAATATAAAAAAAGATCTTTCTTCTATTTACTTAACTTCAACCCAACAGATAGAAAATCTTAATTTAGCTAATGAAAATTTTATTTCTTATACTACACCCCCAACAACCCCAGCTTCTTATAATAAACCTCAAATAGCTCTAAAATCTAGTAGGATTATTTTAAATGCTGATTCTGATAATATTTTAATTAGCGGAGAAAAATCAGTAGGTCTATCTTCAAATAATAGTATTAATATAGAAGCTAAACAAGTATACCTTGATGGGATTGATATAAGGTTAGGAAGAAAAACAGCATCTCAAGCAGTTTTAAAAGGCAATGATACTGTAGATTATTTAAAAATAATCTTAACTGAATTAAAAAATTTAACAGAAGCTTTAAAAGCCCTTCAAGACTGGCCAGCAGGAACACCAGTACCTAACTCAGTAATGTTAACAGTAGCTGATTCTTCTCAAAAAGTATTTGAAGATGTTTATAATAATATTGATAATATTAAATCTAATTTTGTAAAAGTAATATAATTTTATTAAAATGGCATTTTTATTTGATATAGATCGAGTAATTGAACTTTATTATAACTCAGAAGCTTCAAAAGCTCTTACTATAATTATTGAATCTGAGAGGAAACTTCAATTTGAAAAATCTTTACGTTTTGTATTAAGAAAAATTATAGAGGATGAACGTTTTAAAGATGTTAGGGAAATTGCTTATTTATTAGCTACAGGAGCAAAAGAAAGCGCATATTCTTTAGAAAGATGGGAATCTGATTATCAATGTAAATATAGAGATAGTAAAGGTGTACTTCGTAATCTTACAGGGATTAAATATGGGCCTGAGGGACCTTGTCAAGAGGCTTTAAATTATTATCGCAGTACAAAAGGTGGTAAAAAAAATTATTATGACCCCCAACATTCACCAGGGTATAAGGATTTAATAAATAAAAACGGAGAAATAACAGATAAAAGAGGTCTTCCTTATTTTGGTCGTGGTTTTATTCAGATAACATTAGCTGAAAATTATGATACATTTGGTAAAAGAATTAAAATAGATCTTTTAAATGACCCTGAAAAAATATTTATACCTATAAATAGTTATAATGTAGCTGTTGAATATTGTATAGCTAGAGGTGTTTTTTCTAGTGTTCTTAAAGGGGATCTTCAATTAGCAAGAAAAAGAGTTGGAAATGTAAAAGATGCACCTTTTATTAATATTCAATATAATACATGGCTTAAAATTTTAAAACAAGCTATTCAAGAATTTAAAGTTTTTGCTGATGGATTATTTACTACACCTGAAACTAAAGTAACTGTTATTAATGCTGAAACTAATATACCTGTTGAAGAAGTAATAATTAAAAAAATAGAATATATTCCTCCAACTGAAGAAGAAATAGAAGGTCTTATAGCTCCAATTCCTAAAATTATTTATATTCCTCCAACTGAAGAAGAAATGATAGAATTAGAAAATTCTATCCCACCCCCACCAGAACCTTCTAATTAATATATTATGAGTAACGGACAATTTAAAATTAATTTACCTTCTTCTATAGATAATACTTCATCCTCTTCCCTAACCCAATCTTCTTTTCCAGCTATTGAAATATCCTCTCCAGGATATGAATCTGTAGAAATAATTCCTTATAAAGGTGACGGTACTTTAAAAACTGATTTAGGAGTAGTCCCTTTAACTCCATTAACAGTTGCTTTAGAAAAAGACAAAATAAAAGCATCTCAATTAAATACAAAACAAATTAAAGAACTTACTAAAGAAAATAAAGGAGCTGATTATTTTATCCAAGAACAACTTTCAAACCAAATTTCAGATATTAAAAAAACTTTAACACCCGCTATATTAACTATGATAGCGTCTTTTGGAATAACTGGAGCTTCTCTTTTAATAGCTAAAAATCAAGATAAAATTATAAACACTATAAAAAATAAATCTAAATGCCCATCTCCAGCTGAATTAACTGATTTAATTGATAAAAAAAATAAATTAGTTAAAAAATTAAATATTTCTTACCAAACAATAAATACCACTACAGCAGCATTAGGAGTTACAGCTAACATAGTAAATATTTTAGATAAAGCCCTTTTAACCCAAAATATAACCCTTTCAGTTACACCTACATCAACCGGTGTACCTGGTGTTCCTGGAGTTCCTGTAGGAACAATTACTGGGATTGATGATACTAAAGATAATAATAAAACATTAATAAAAAAATTAACTCATATTAGTTCTGGTATAACATCTACTTTATTTATTTTTTCTTTAGCTCTTTCTCAAGCTGTTGGGTTATTAAATTTACTTGATAAACTTATCGAACATTGTTATCCTAATGCAGCAGGACAAGAACCAATTTCAATTGAATTAACTGAATTAACTAACCAACAGTCCCAACAACAATCTCCAATAGTTACAAATGTAAGAGGATTTAAAATAAGTGTTGAAACTGAAGTAACTGATAAATCTTTAAAACGTAGAAGAGCAATAGCAACTAATAAACAAAATATTGTTATGTTAAAAGGAGAATGGTCATTTAGTTCTATTGATCAAATATTAATTGATGAACTTATATTTTATATTCAACAAAATAATTTAAAAACTGATTAACCCTATATTTATAATCATATGAAAACTGATGGATTAAAAAAATTAATTAAAGAAGCTGTACGGGAAGCAATTCAAGAAGAATTAAAAGATATTCTCTTAGAAGCTGTCCGTTCACCAAAGACAATTGTAAAAGAATCTATTCAAACAATAGATACTCCAAAACCTACATTTATTCCCCCTACAATGGATACAAGAAAAGCATATATGGATATCATGAACGAAACTGCTTTAAATTTTACCTCACATGATGCTCAAACTCCATTTAGACCTCAAATAAGTGATCCTATAAATGGTAATTTAGGTTCTGGTGAAATAGGAATGGATCAAATTATGGCTTTAATGAATTCTAAATAATGGCTTTTAGCCCTCAACAAATAGCTCCTATTGATTTTGACCCAAGTACAGCGGTCGGGGTAAATATTCCTTTAAGTGGCCCTGCTGTTTTTATATCAAATTATCAAACTAAAGATGCTATAAAAAATAACCTAATTAACTTTTTTCTTACCAATCCAGGAGAAAGACCATTAAATCCTTTATTTGGTGGTGGTTTACGAGCTTTTATATTTGAACAAATTACATTAGATAATTTAACTTTTTTAAGAGAAAATATTAATGAAAAACTTCAATTATATTTTTCTAATATTATTGTTGAAAATCTTACAGTGACTGGAGATAATGATAATAATCAAATAAATGTAATTTTAAAATATAGTGTATTAAATACTAATATCACTGACACTTTAGAAATTGATATAAATAATGAACCAATAACTTTATAATGGCTACAGTAAATAGAGATATAAAATATATTAATCGTGATTTTTCTGATTTTAGACAACGATTAATTGAATTTAGTAAAACATATTTCCCTCAAACATATAATGATTTTACAGAGGCATCTCCTGGTATGATGTTTATGGAACAAGTAGCTTATGTAGGTGATGTTTTAAGCTTTTATTTAGATAATCAATTTCAAGAAACTTTTATTCAATACGCCCAACAAACAAATAATGTTTATGAATTAGCTTATATGTTTGGGTATAAACCAAAATTAACAGGAGCAGCCCAAGTAAACCTTGACTTTTACCAACAACTCCCAGCTATACAAATAGGTGCAGAATATTTTCCTGATTTTACATATGCTTTAACTATTGGTGAAAATACCCCTATAAATTCACCTAATGGAGTATCTTTTATAATTGAAGATAAAATTGATTTTTCTATATCTAGTTCTCAAGACCCAACAGAAATAACTATTTATCAAGTAGCTAATAATATACCTCAATATTTTCTTTTAAAGAAAACTAGAAAAGCTATTTCATCAACTATTGCTACAGAAACTTTTATTTTTACTGAACCTATTCCTTATAACACTATTACTTTATCTGCTAATAATTTTATTAAAATTTTAGATGTTATTGATACTGATGGGAATAGATGGTATGAAGTAGATCATTTAGGCCAAGAAATGGTTTTAGATTCTATTAAGAATACTAATATAAATGATCCTAATAAAACTGATGATACTCCTTATTTATTACGACTTAGAAAAGTAGCAAGACGTTTCGCTACAAGAGTAATATCTCCTACTTCAATTCAACTACAATTTGGTGCCGGGTCACCTTCTGATATAACTGAAGAAATAATTCCTAATGCTGATAACGTTGGTTTAGGTTTACCTTTTAAAAAAGATAAATTAACTACAGCTTATTCTCCTGTAAATTTTCTTTATACTGGAACATACGGTATAGCACCTTCTAATACATCTTTAACAGTTAGATATTTAACTGGAGGAGGAGTATTATCAAATGTAAATGCTAATACTTTAACTAATTTAAATGTTGGTAATATTAAATTTAACAACGCTAATTTAAATTCTACTGTCGCTAATTATATTTTCAATTCATTAGCTTCTAATAATAATGAAGCAGCTAAAGGAGGAAGTGGAGGAGACACTATAGAACAAATTCGTCAAAATTCTTTAGCAGCTATTGCAGCTCAACAACGTTCAGTAACAGCAGATGATTATTTAATTAGAGCTTTAAGCATGCCATCAGATTATGGTTCAATAACTAAAGCTCATATTGAACAACCAAAATTAACTGATGAACAAGTTTCTACTATTGAAACATTAAATTTATATGTTTTATCACAAAATTCAAATGGACAATTAGATTATGCTTCTAAAACTTTAAAAAATAATCTTAGAACATATATATCCCAATACAGAATGATTGGGGATAATGTTGAAATTAGAGATGCTTTTATTATTAATATAGCAGTCACATTTGAAATTATAGTTTACCCTGAATATAATAATAATGAAGTTTTATTAGCTTGTATTGCTGCTTTACAAAACTATTTTAACATTTCTAATTGGCAAATTAATCAACCTATAATGTTAAGAGATCTTTATATTTTATTAGATAAAATTAAAGGAGTTCAAACAGTTAAAACTATTAATATAACTAATAAAGCAGGAATTTCTTCTGGGTATTCTCAATACGCTTATGATATAGCTGGAGCTACTCAAAATCAAGTTATATATCCTTCATTAGATCCAAGTATATTTGAAGTAAGATATCCTAGTAATGATATTAAAGGTAAAGTAGTTCCTTTATAATATTATATTTATAATAAAACATTATAAATGGCTGTTTATAAGATATTTCCTACTCAAGATACCACTTTATATTCTGAGTATCCTTTAATGAATACTGGATTAGATGCTATATTAGAAGTATCTAATAAATTAAATCCTAATAATAATCCTTCTGTAGCTAGATATCTTGTTCAATTTGATAATCAAGAAATTCAAGAAATTTTTAATAATAAACTTCAAGGAAATACTTATAATGTATATTTAAAAAATTTTATAGCTGAAACTCAAGGTTTAAATCAAAATACATTTTTAGAAGTTTTACCTATAGCTCAATCTTGGAATAATGGTACTGGATATTATCTAGACAATCCTCAAGAACAAGATGGAGCTTCTTGGATTTATTCTTATTATTCTGGTTCAAATCCTTGGAGCCCATCTGGTTCATATTCTGCTTTAAGTAGTTCTTTTAATTATACTAGTTCTTTTAATCTTAATTATGGCCCTGCTGGAGGTGGGAATTGGTTTTATGATACTTCAGGAAGTTTATATGTAGTTGCAAATTATATCACACCCAACTCAGTACTTTACGCTGGTAATTCACCTTTCAGTGGTTCTAATAAAATTAATTTCCAATTACGAGATACTAAAGATATTGAAGCTAATGTAACAAAAACCATCAATGCTTGGTATTCAGGATCAATACCAAATTACGGGTTTATAGTTAAATTAACTGGTTCTCAAGAATTTAATTCTAACCCATATGTTCAACCTATATTAAAATATTATAGTATTGATACTAATACAATTTATCCTCCATGTTTAGAATTTAGATGGAGAGATTATTCAACTGTATTAACAGGATCTGCTACTGGAAGTATTATAAACACAGTTGATTTAAAAATGTCTTTATCTGAAAACCCAGGCATATTTTATCCTACTAGTAAAAATAGATTTTACATAAATATAAGTCCATTATATCCACCTAGAATATATCAAACATCTTCATTATTTACTAATTTAAATTATCTACCAACTTCTTCATATTACGCTGTAAAAGACTTGGCTACTAATGAATTTGTTATTAATTTTGATGATCTTTATACTCAAATAAGTTCTGATATGTATGGAAATTATTTTAATGTTTATATGAGTGGATTAGAACCTGAAAGATATTATCAAATTTTAATTAAATCTAATGTTAATGGGTCAACTATCATTTATGATGATAATTACTATTTTAAAGTTGTGAACGGATGAGTGAAAATATAAATTTAAATAAACAAGTATTTAATAAAGGAGATTATTCTAAAATAATTAATACTGAGTTTACCCAATTAGGAGTACCTACAATACAACAACAAATTGAAACTCAACCTACAGTAAGTGATTTTTTTAATCTTTATAATAATTTATTTTATGATATACCTGAATTAGGTAATACTAATTCACATGAATATTTAGTCACAAAAAGCGGTGAATATATAAATTTTGAAGCTAATCAAGAATTAATTTTAGCTCTTCAAAATGAAATTGCTCAATTAAGAATCGAACTCTTAGAAACTCAGCAACAATTAGCTTTATCTCAAACTGAAAATACATTAGCTAACCCTCAATAATGGCTGCAGAGATTACTCAAATAGATATTGAAAGTTTTACTTCACAAAATTATGAGGTACAAGATATAAACT